AGCTAAGCCAATATGGTAGTCAGCTTTTGACCAATGGCTATAACATCGTGCCCATACAGCCCGGGGAAAAACATCCGGGGATGAAAGGGTGGAGCACGGTACAGCCTTCCTTCGACAATCTTAATAAGTGGTTAGCCAACGGCCACGCGCATGCAGGTATCGGCATCATTACCGAGTGGGCGCCGGCTATCGATATCGACGTATCCGATGAATCTGTAGTCGATACGATGGTGGACTGGATCGATATGCACATCGGCCAAGGGTTGCGGCGAATCGGCCGTCCGCCTCGCGCCCTACTCGCTTTTCGTACCGATCAGCCGTTTAGCAAAATGCTATCAGCTAAATACGCCGATGCGACGGACCCGACAATTACGCATCGCATCGAAATTCTAGGTAAAGGACAACAGTATGCCGCTCTGCACATTCACCCAGGGACTCAGCGCCCGTATATCTGGCCCGAAGATAGCCCTGCCACTACACCTTACTTTCAGCTACCCCTCTTGCGGCTCGTCGACTGTAGAGCCGTACTCACTGCCTTCGAAGCGCTTGGTGCGCAGATGGTCACCGCCGGTAAGTGGGTGTTCCTTAAACGGGGCGCCTTCGGGGTTGCTGCGGATCTCACGCCGACAGATGTTGATGCGCTCCTTGACCGAAAAGCGCCCGCACCGATCGAGCCGACTCAGCTTGATCACCTGCTAAGTTTTATCAATGCCGACGACTATGATCAATGGGTACACGTCGGCATGGCCTTGCATCATCAGTTCGACGGCAACTTAGAAGGTGTCGACGTATGGGACCGATGGTCACAAACCGGTAAAAATTATAACGGCGTCGATAGCCTACTGGCCAAGTGGAATAGCTTTAGCGAAACCCGCGATAGCGCCGTTACCGTCGCGTCTATCTTTCACTGGGCTAAAACCGAACAAAACGTTCAAGCCGAATCTTACCGGTTACGGTTAAATAAGATGATTGCCGAAGCGCAGTCTTATACCGATTTAATGGACGGCCCGCTGACTAAAGACCTCCGTAAGTACGTTTCAGCTAATCCGGTGATGGCGGTTCCGATCCAAAACGCAGTTAAATCGCGTGCAAGTGCACTTTTAGGCTCGACCGTCCCGCTAGCTGATGTCAAGAAAGCCCTCAAATCGGCCCCTGGCGCCTCTGCCGGGTCATCCGAGGTACTTGCCCCAGGGGAGCACTCTAACGGGGCGCTGTCGGCTCTGTGGGAAGGTTGGTACTACCTCGCTGAGAATGACGAGTTCTTTAGCACGGCGCAATCTAAAGCGTATAGCCCTGCCAGCTTTAACGCTATTTTTAATAAACGCGTAAAAATGCCTGACGATCAGCGCAACGCCTCGGCCCTTGCAACGGATATTTACGGTATGCAAGTTTTAAACGGCGCACGCTATCGGCCTGGTCAGCCTTTAATTTTTACCGATGAACTGGGTACTTGGGCAAATATTTATAAAGATACCGGCGCCCCGTTGCCGCAGTTTTACGATACTGCAGGCACAGAGATCGTAAAAGCCATGCTCGGCCACCTAGAGGCCGTCATCGAAGACCCGCGGGACCGGGAGATGCTGCTTGATTACATCGCCTGGACGGTTCAACAGCCGGGTAAGAAGATCCGTTGGGCAATTTTAGTGTGGGGACATGAGGGTATCGGTAAGACGTTTTTAGCCGAGATGTGTCAAGCCATGCTCGGTACCTCGAACGTCAAACCGGTTGACCCTGCGATGCTCGGCGGCAACTTCCAAGATTGGGCTGCCGGCTCCTTGCTTAATTTTGTCGAAGAGATCCGTTTAGAGGGTAAAGACCGGTACGCGATTCTTAACAAGATGAAACCTTATATCTCGAACGGCTCGGTGCATATCAACCCCAAGGGTAAGACTTCGTACACCGCCGTCAACGTAACTAACTACATGATGTTTACTAACTTCGAAGATGCTTTACCTCTCGACGAAGACAACACCCGCTATTACGTTATTTTTACGCGCTTTAAAACTAAAGAGGAAGCGCGCCAGTACCGCGTTAAACATGAAAAGTTTTACGGCTGGCTGTTTGAGTCTATGCGCGCCAACGCAGGTAGCTTGCGTAAGTATTTTACCGAGCGCGTGATATCCGAAGCGTTTAATAACAATGCGCGAGCACCGGAGAGCCAGGGTAAGCACCGCATGGTTGAGGTCAGCCGTAACGACGAGGAACGCATGCTAGAGGATCTGCTTGATCAAGGAGGCCGCGCCCTGGGCATGAATGAGACGCTGCTGTCTGTGACCTGGCTGCGCACCGTCTGGCCGCTTAGCGGGGCTCTACCGTGGCCTGGGCCTACCCGCATGCTGCGCACCTTAGCCAAGATGGGTTATGTGCGTGTGCCGCTAGCAACTTATAAGTCCAGGGTTAAATTAGGCCGGGGGCTACACACTATTTATACGAAGGACGTGGCTTGGTCTAACTGCACTGATCTTGATTTAGTGCGGGATGCGATAGGAGGGAATTTAGATAACATAGCTGAAGAACACTGATGTACACAGGAGGTACACTACCTGTGTACCGACTTAAGTACTTGATTTCATTCTTCTTTCTTTCTTTTAGTACACTGGTACACTGAAAAAGTAATAAAGAGAGTAGAAGAAGAAATGATATATCGTGATATTACGATATATACATTATGCGTCAGGATAGAGTTTTGTCGATTCCGGTGCACCGCGTGTACCAAATCGCTGAAACCCAATACAGGTAAGGGTTTCAGCCCGTACACAGGGGTGTTCTGAGTGCGTACCAGACGGTGTACCTGACAAGGTTAAAAAGCTTTTTAACTTTTAAATTGGATAAAGAGGGGGTTTTATGGCTAAGTCGGATAATTTTAAGGCGGCTAAGCGTTTAGCTTTACGTGATTTACTAGATTTTTACGGGGGCTCAACTAAGCAGTTAGCCCGAATTTTAGCTATACCTGAAGGCCGAGCCGCCGGATGGATGTCTTACGGGCAAATTAGCGCTAAAGGAGCGCAACTTGTTGAAAAGGTAAATCCTAAATTTAGCGCTGCTACGCTTAGACCTGATCTTTTCGGGGGTAAAGATGGCTAAAATTGCAGCTTTATTAAAACCTCTCGCTAGGCCTGCTACGCTTGCTAAGACTACTAAATCTCTTGAGATAGGGGTTAAAGTTAAAACTAAGGCTACGAAGCCTACTAAACCTAAGATAAAACTAGAACATACCGACCAAGTTATATTTACGGCTAAGTTAAAAACGTTTTATCCCGACGTACTGGGCTACGCCGTACCTAACGGCGGCTCCCGTGGTGAGATAGAACGTGTGCGTCTAGCCGCCGAAGGTGTTCGCGCAGGTGTATACGATTATTGTATACAAGAAGCAAGGGGCGGTTATTTTGGCCTCTATTTAGAGTTCAAGCGCTTAGGCCGACAAAATGAAAAGAACGGGGGCCAAAGCGAGGCCCAAGTTGAGTTTGCCGCAGCGGCGCATCGTAAAGGGTATTGCTGTATTGTCGTGTACGGGCATAAGCACGCCTGGGACGTTTTCAACTGGTATATGGATTTTGCCGTTACAATCCCCGTCAGATAACACAACTGAAAGCTATCGAGGTTTGCCATGCTGCAGGATCAAGGCGCGGCGCAGGATCAAGAAGATGAATTAGAGGAGCTGCAGGCTCGCCTTGAAAAGCGGGCTGTTTCCGTTCGCTCAACGGCTATCGATCCGCCTGATTGGTTTGACATGCGTGTTATGCAGCAACAGAGAGACAAGCGCCTTCGGTCGTTACGCAAGCGCAAGTTAAATCGTAACTGGATATCCCCGCGGTTCCATCGATAATTTTGAGGTGACACTATGGCCTTCCCTAATTCTCAGTCCAACCCTGCCTCTGCTATCCCTGTCTGGATTGCCCCCGCACCTGCAGGTAGCGGCTCAACTCAGCATGTTGTCAACCTGACGACCAATGAGACTCTGGCCGTAACGACAGGACCAACGTTACTCGAAAGCATCATCGTTGGAGTGGCCGGTGTGACTTCGACTATCGTGGTTGACGATGGATCTAACGTGAAACTTACACTGTCTACTACAGCCGTTAATGTTTATCCGGTGAATATCCCAATCGCTACGGCGCTCAACGTCACAACGGCCGGCGGCACTGCGGCGAATATCACGCTTATCTATTCAGAATAACCGGAGGCAATTACCGAGCTAGCACCATGGCTAAAGCTAAAACCAAGGAGCAACTTGAGCAAGAGTTAGCTGCTGCGCTCGCTCAAGTTGAAGAGGTGCAAGAGGCGTACATGAAGGCCATCACGCCCAAGGCCGCGAAGTATAAGCCTACAAAGCTTGTCACATTTACTCATGCGGTTATGACCGAGCTTTGTAGCTATATCGCCGGTGGCCCAGGTGTGCGAGGAATGACCGTTACTGACGCGACTAATCAACCTGGCATGCCGAGTATGAGCCTGCTATTTACCTGGCTCGATAAGGCTGCGGCACCTGAAGAATACCCTGAGTTTAAAGGCGTAGCAGAGATGTACGCGGCTGCGCTTGAGGTCCGCTTGCAATCTATGCAAGACGAGTGTGTCCAGATTGCCGATGATGACCGTATCTCGCTAATCGAAGAGACTGAACAAGAGCTAGTGTATCGGCGCGGCAAGCTTGTTATCGACCCCGAAACAGGCAAGCCTAAAATCCGTATCACCAAGCAAAAGATTAAACGCATTGACAACACTCAACGTGCCAACTTACAGATAACGACACGCCAATGGATCATGGGGCGCATGACGCCTAAAAAGGTTAGGGTTAGTCAAATGGACTATCGCATTAGCCAGGGTAGCGCAACTAATCAGGAAGGCGCTGACGACCCGGCTTTGATCCGTATCATCGGTGGCTTGCCGGCCGACGCACAAATCCGCGAAGAGCCGAAAGTGACGTATCTCGAACAGGCTGAAGACGGGGTGAATCGCGATGCCTGAAATCATCCTGCCTACACTACACCAGGGGCAGATAAACGCGCATCTCGCACGTGGCCGGTTTAAGGTATTGCGATGCGGGCGCCGCTGGGGCAAGACTGAATATCTGACTACGGTTGCTTGCGATGCTGCGGTTAAACGTGAGTCGGTTGGTTGGTTTACGCCGGAGTATAAGCAGCAGACCGAGGTATATGAACAGATCCTTGATATCCTGGAAGTCGTTAAGCGTCGGTCGTCTAAAACCGAAGGTGTGATCCGGCTAGTCACAGGAGGCCGGATTGACTTCTGGACCTTAGAGAACCCGCGTGCCGGCCGGTCCCGCAAGTACCACAAAGCCATCCTTGACGAAGTGGCTTTTGCTAAACCGAATATGATGGATATCTGGGCCAAATCCATCAAGCCTACCCTGCTCGACTATCGCGGCACAGCAATTGCAGCGAGTACGCCGAACGGGGTTGACCCAGATAATTTCTTCTACAAGATATGCAATGACCCTGAGAACAAGCACGGGTTTATCAGCTATCATGCGCCGTCGCATAGCAATCCTTTCCTGCCGCCCGAGGAGTTAGCTCTACTCCGGGTACAGAATCACCCGCTTGTCTTTAAGCAAGAATACCTCGCTGAGTTCGTGGATTGGTCCGGGGTGCAATTCTTTAGCCTCACGGCGATGCTCGATAACGGCGTGCCCGTGCCGACCCCTCAGCACATCGATACTGTGTTCGCCGTGATCGATACAGCAGTTAAGACAGGCAAGGATAACGACGGTACCGGCGTAACGTATTATGGATATTCCGAGTTCCACGGCAAGCCGCTTACCATCTTGGATTGGGATGTGCTGCAGATCGAAGGCGCGCTGCTTGAGACCTGGCTACCCACGGTTTTCCAGAACCTAGAAGCGCTGTGCGTTAAGACCAAGGCGCGTAACGGATCACAGGGCGCTTTCATCGAAGATAAGGCTTCAGGTACTATCCTTATCCAGCAGGCCTTGCGTCGCGGGTGGCCTGCACAGGCAATTGACAGTAAACTTACGGCACTAGGCAAGGATGAACGGGCGATTAGCGTCTCAGGCTATGTCTATCAAGGCCTCGTTAAGATCACTCAATACGCTTACGATAAGGTAGTGCAATACAAAGGCGAGACCCGGAATCACTTTCTCACCCAAGTGCTCGGATTCAAGATAGGCGTGAAGGATCAAGTAGATGATTTACTGGACTGCTTCACTTACGGTATCAGCTTGGCCCTCGGCAACGGCGACGGCTACTAAGGATTTAAATCATGGCCGAATACGAAATCAGCAACGGCACGGGCACAGGGCAAGCTTTTGCTCAGATTATGAGCGGCGGCGATATCCAGCCAGGCGACTCGCCTTCTTACGAATTGTGTAAGCTGATCTATCGCTATCACCCGCTCGGCGCCAAGATGGCGCGCGCGCCGATTAAGATGGCGCAATCCCAAGAGCGCAAGATAACGATTAACGGTGGCCCCGAAGATCGTTTGCGCAAAGCTTTTGAGGACGAGTGGCTGAATCTTGAGAATGACAAGAACATCCTCAACGTTGGTTCGCTATCTCGGGTGTACGGGGTTGCGACGGTCATCGTCGGCGCCGTCAATATCCCGACAGATAAACCGATCGACCCGTTCAAGTGGCCTAAGCTTGAACTCTATTTCAACGTACTCGACCCTTTGAATACGTCGGGCTCACTCGTGCTTAATCAAGATCCTAATGCACCTGACTTCCTGAAATACAAGGACGTGACGGCCGCCGGCCAGGTTTATCACCGCAGCCGCGCCTGTGTGCTAATGAATGAAGAGCCGGTATTCCTCGATTACACGGGCTCGGCCTTCGGT